TTATTATCATCTGAGGTGTCTAGTATGCTAATACTTTTAAGAGAAATCATATCAGTAGGTAAATAATAATCTCTAGTGCCTTCTGTTAATGCTTGTTTTTCAACTTTAGTCACAATATCTGTAGATGATTGAATTTGAGTAATTGCATCTTTTATAAATGCAATAGCAAGAGATGTATCTCTGGTATTAGCTCTTTCCATTATTTCCAAAATAGTCATTATGTCGATGCCCCTTGTTCTTTACGTTGACTTGATTGTTGTGGCTCAGGAGCAGTTATAGAACCAGTAATTGCACTTAATTCGTTAACAGCTCGTTGATAATACATCCCACTAGTTTGTATTGATTGTTGACTTTTTGAAGTATAGACTTGAGCAGCTTGTAATTTAGTCGTTGCTTCTTGTAAGTATTTATTAGCATCTGCTAATTCAGCTTGAAACTTTTGATTCCTAGCCCCAACAATTTGACCATAATTTTGCATATCCAAAGTAAATTGCTGAACTTGTTTTTCCATATCTTTACTAGCCTTACCTATTTCAGCTTCATATTTTGAAATCTCACTAGAAATTCTTTGTCCTTCTTTTTGGACTTCTGCTTGATATACTTGCACATCTAAAGTAAAAGTTTGAATTGATTTACTTAAACTTGCTTGATACCTAGCAATCTCAGAATCAACTCTAGTTTTCTCTTTTGAAAGTTGAGCATTATAAATAGATACATCAACACCTGTCCTTTGTGCCTCTTTTTGTATCTCTGCTTGATAAGCAGCAACATCTGCTTGATATTTTGAAATGGATTTTGAAACTTCTCTTTCATATTTAGCTAAAGAAGAACTCATTCTTCCTGATTCCTTTTGAACCTCAGCACTATATTTTGTTATATCAGATTTTATTCTTGAATCTTCTTTTGACACAGCTGCATTATGCTTGTCTAACTTAGATTTTATTCTATTTGCTTCTTTTTGAACCTCTGATGAATATTTAGATATATCATTTTGATATATACTCATTCTCTCACCTAATTTAGCAGAAAAAGCTTCTAATTTAGTTTTTTCCTTTTGAATAGCAGCCCCAGCTCTTTGCAATTCTATATTTGCAACTCCAACTGTTGAGTTAACCATTTCAGAATCTTCATCAGCCAACCATCCTTCGGCAGTTGTTGTATAAGCCCCACCACTAGCGTCATCAATTAATTTTTCTGCTTTTGTTAATGCATCTGTAATAGAAGTATTATCTAAAGAATGAACTCCTTCAGTTGGCTTAGTAACTGTAGTCGGAGATGAAAAATCAGATGGCAATGCTTCAGCTAATGAAAAACTACTAGGAAGAGAGCTTGAAATAGAAAAATCTGAAGGAAGAGGACTAATTATTCCATCGAAAGATGGTAAAGAAGAAGATATACTAAATGTTGTAGGCAACGCAGCGGATACAGCAATATCCGATGGAAGACTACCACTAAAACTAAAAGTTGGTAATGCCCTAGAAAGAACTATAGATGATGGCAATGAACCTGATATACTAAAAGTTAATGTACCACTTGGCTCAGAAGGTAAAATTATTGATGGAATATTACTTTTATAATTGTTAATTATTGTAGTAACGATTGCATCTATTTGAGTTTTACATAAATCTCTATAAACAGAAGATAATCTAAAATGGTCAAGAGAAGCAGCATAAAATAATACTATATTCTCATATTCTGTCAATATCCAACTATCTGTATTCTCATCAATAATAGGAGGAGCAGAATAAACTATTACTCCTTTATCACCTGCTTTAGCCGCTATATTTGTAGAGCTTCCACCTAAAGGAGTATATGTTTGCTGACTATCAGTGGCATTATAATCAGGGTCAGGCTTTATATATATTTTACCACTTAATTTATAAAATTTTGGAAACATCTGAGTCGCATTAAGCAAACTAGACGCTTCATCGAATATATGAATATTCTTATCAGGGGACTCAGCAGCTACTCTCTTTTTACCCCTATAATAATCAACAGAAGAAACAGTTGTAGTTGTAGCCCCATCATAACGATAAACTGCTAATATTTTATCATATGCAATAGCAGAACCTTGACCTAAAGACTCATAGTTATTAGTATCCTCAGAATCCCAACCATTTACTTCAGTCTCGGATGCAATTGTCCATAAAAATTTTTCTGGTAAAGCCGATAGTAAAAACTTTGAACCAGCGTTAATTATGGAACTAAATATCTAGACTTACTATCGTTCCCAGTAATATTATTTACTTTTTCCCAAATCTTCATTTAATACCTTATAATCTGCGGGGGGAATAAATCCCCCCACATTAATGATTATTTTAGTTAGACTGCTTTTACAACTATAACAGAAGCAGTCGAAGAACCTAAGTTCACCGCGCCTCCAGTATTGTTAGCGAGTACACATGTAACTGTGTCAGCAGCAGTAACTTGAGCATCCAGAACCATGTCCTGAATATCCACGCTAATACTAGCCATAACAAAGTCACCAAGTTCAGCGCCAGCAACAGTTATACCTACAGCTTGTTCATCACCATCAGAGATTGATGACGGGTCCCAGGTAGCACTACCTGTTAAAACGTCAGTAAATCTGTTGAGAGATGAATCGTCTTTATTTTGTCCGTACATTGGATTAGCCATTATTCATTACTCCTTAAGTTGTCCAGACAGCGTGGGCTTCGGGCATATGTATCTCGAGACCAGCTTCTGTTTGGATTAAGTCGACCCTACGGTCAACGCCACTATTTTCAAGAGTCTGAACACCGACATAAACCGAGGTATCACGATTTTGTCCATTACCAACTAGAGGTCGGTAAGCACAATATCTCATATTGATACCAAGTAATGCAATGTTAGTACCGTCAAGGTGAATATTACGAGCAACATTCATATCTCCATAAGGAGTAGAAATTACACTAATATCAACACCAAACGCTTTTTTCTTACCAATCATTGACATATCAGCACGAGCTAGTGAGTTTCCACCACCAGCAACGCTTTGAGTTGCACCATCAGCATAAGGCTGAACTTGACCAAGGTTATTAGCAAAGTAACCACTTAACTTATGTAACCAGTTGTAAACAGCTGTGCTACAAAAGAATACAGTTGCGTTTGCGTTATTATAACGAGGGTCTAAGAAAGCACTCATGTCGTCAAGGAAGTCATCCTGAGCTTTGGTTGCTGTGGCAAGTGAAAAAATATTACCGAAACCAGTAATATAATTTACAACGCCATCAGTATACCAAGCAGAATCCGCCGTTGAGGCAGTACCATTGAATAACAATGATTGCTCAATATCGAATTTGTGCTCAATCAGCTTTTCTTTCCAAACTCTTGCCCATTCACTTGAATCATACTTAAGAACAGTTGCTCTTGAAGTATTATCCATAGCCATTGCAGTTTTCCAAATCTGGGTATTTCCATAACCAGTTTTGAAAGGTTGGTCTTTCCATGTTTCAGGATAGCCTGTGCCTTGACCGTGAGCAGTACCAATTACATAAGTCCTTTTTGGAGCTAATGATTCTTGGGAGCCCGCACCGTCACCACTATCATCATCATGCTTGTATGTACTTGCTAGTGGGGTAGGTGTTTTTACCAAAGCACCAGTCAGTTCTATCATTTCAGAAACTGAAGAATCAGCGACAGCATCTACTCTGAATATAGCATATCCAGTTGAAGCTGCGTCACCTAATGAGGCACCAGTTGGTATTTTGATTAATTGTCCAGGTACAAAGAACTCTGGCTTTGTTCCTGAAGCACCAATTGTAATTGCAGTTTGTCCGTATACAGAGCCTCTATTCCCTGCAGATTCGTAATCACCAGCAATTGTTACTTTGGTCATATTAGCGTGTACGGCTCCATGTTTGACAACAGTGCCAGTAGCATTACCGTCTGTACCATAAAGATATCCATAACGCTTATGAAATGAGGGTCGACGCTCAGTAAATTTAAACTGAGGGTCATCACATGGTTTCTTAGAGAGTTTTGAAACTAAACGGAAGAATGGGTCTTGGGCTATTGCCAGCTCAGAAACCCTACTTCCGAAGTTATATTTTCGTCTAAGGTCACCAGTCTTTAGCGAACTACCACCGCCAACCTCGTCTACACCGAGGGTTGACAGATTAAATAAATCAGCCATTTGACTTTCTCCTATTCTATTTAGGGTTTAGCAGATGGCTAATAGTCTAATTCATTTAGCTATTAACCAAATGCGTTTTCTAGTTCCTTGTCAATCCCTAGTATAGAATCGAAAATTTGGGCATCTTCTGAAGTCTCTACTTTCGTAGAACCTTTAGTCGCAAGTGATTTTGGTCGTTGTTGAGTCTCTTGAACTTTACGAACGGCATTTCCACTAGCAGATTTGGCGATGTTTTCTTCTCTTAAACCTCTGTTCTTCAGATAGTATATATCATCCAAAGATAATGATTGATTTTCTGCAAATGTTTTAAAGTCATTCCATTCAGAATCATTCATATCATGCTTAGATTTAAAATCTGATAACTGTCTTTCAAGAGTAAACTCTTTCTTTTGTTTATCAAGTTCATTATTAAGCTTTCTTTGAACAACTCCATCAATAGTAGCATTTAACACTTTTGCTGAATCACTATCAGGATTACCAACTGCTTCATCGGGGTCAAAAATAAAATCTTCACCAAGATTCATTTTCTCAACCATACTTTGTGGGGCTTGACCACCACCGTCAAAATAGCCTTTCACATGAGAGACTAAATTGGGGTCTTTACGCATTTCATCAAGTATAGGTAAGTATGGTTCGAGTTCAGACAAACGTTGGTTAAGACGTTTACCCTCTGCGCTAGAATCTGAATACCTTTTTTTGAGAGTCTCGATGTCCTCTTGCTGAGCTTCGCCAGTTAGTTCTTCTACTTCTTGTGTGTTATCACCTTGAGTTTCTGAGGCTGTTGAAGTTTCATTTTCAATATTGTCTACAATTGCACCATTGACTTCTTGCTCTAATTGACCAAAAAAGTCTTCTTGTGCATCATCTGAAATAAAACTTTCGGGGGCAGAATTTACTTCTGCGTTGCCTACTTGTGCTTCTTCCATTTATATAGCCTTTATTTTAATTTGTTGAATTTACTTTTTTTCTTTGCTATCTTGCAAATTCTTTTTTCTATCTTCATCTAAAACTTTTCTGTAATATTTTTGTTGAGCTTTTGTCTCCATCATATCTCTGTCTACCTCTTTAGAGCCTGTCTCAATATTATGTCTAATACCTGCTTGTACTAATTGTCTGCTTAGAGTCTCTATTGTTCCATCTTTATCTTTTACAGCTTCATCTAATTGCTCTACTTGTTTTTGCAACTGAGCAACCATAGATTTTCTTTCAATTATATTTTCTTTCCCTCTTACATCTGTCTCAGCTAACATAGCAATATCATCAATAAGACCAGCTTGATACCATCTAAAATACTCTTCAATTAATGCCCATCTATTTACTGGCATAGAAGCACCAGCTACAATTCTAATATCAAACCTTGAACTTGCATAATCAGACCACTTATTTATTTCTTCCCCATAATCATTATAAATAGGGATATTAATTCTTGTTTCTTTTTCAACATAATCACCGCCAGCATTAGGTTGAACTATTCTAAATACTTTATCAACAGTATAATGAGTTTGTGCAATTTCTTTGAATGCGATTCCAACTTGCTCCAAAGCAGGTTCTAAAATAGAACCCATCCATGCTTTAATTCTCCTTGTCCCAAATTCATCATTAGCCAAAAGACCTCTATATGTATCTGGCTGCTGTGTAGTAAAACCCATCATAGAACTTGGTATCCCAGCAATATATTCCATATCGGACTTACCTTGCTCTGTAATAGTATAAAAAGCATTATTAATAGCGGCAGGTAAAATTGGAGTTGGTGGAGTAAATCCTTGTCTATATTTCAATAAAGCACCTGGAGCAGATGAG